ACTTCGCCCAAGCCGTAGACCTTCCACCAGTTCGCCCAGTACGTCGATGTTGCCGCCTTGACCTGCGCCGCTTCGATGTCGTCGCGGATCGTCGCCGGCAGCGCCTCGTTGTCGCGGTATGTCAGCACCAGCAACTCACTGTCTTGCTCGGCTAAGACCTCCGTGTGCGCCCAGAACTCCGACACCGGGTTGAAGTCGATGTAGATGGCTTCGCTCGTTCTGATGGCCAGCTGATGGTACGCCTCAAACTCGATGTTGTTGGCCTCGTTGATGTATAGCACCTGCCGCCGTGCGCCGCGTAACTTAGCCTCCTGGTCTGCGCTGAAGAATTCAATCGTGCTGCCGTTGGCGAAGGTGTAGGTTAGCAGCGTCTTGTTCCAGCCTTCGTCACGCCAGCGGTTCGTCCACTGCATGACCTTGCCAAAGTCCTTCATCGCACCACGTCGCAGGTGCGGGATTGATTCAGATACGACGCTGATCTCGGTCTTGGCCTTGGCTGCTATGTGGATCAGCACTGCGAGGATGGCGATGGTTTTTCCGTTCCCCCACCAGTTGCCCAGTGGGGGTCAACATCCAGCAGATGTTCCGCCCTGAATCACCTTCTTCCGAGCGGCCACCTGCCGAATGCGTTTAATTGCAGTGGTATATTTAAACATATTGCCATTTAAATCCATAAGCAGTTTGATATTTCGGCTTGTTTTTGCAACACCCAATAATGCCAACTGAATTATAGCCTATTTCTCTTTTAATTTCTTTGATTGAATTCCAAACTTTAATTGGTTTCATATCGGAAACGCTTAATTGCATTACTTTTTTACTGCATTTAGAATCTGCGCCTCTTGTGATTTTTTGCAACCCTTTTGCAAAGGCGTGCTTTTGATTTTGTTGCGTAGTTAACCATTCTAAATTATCAATGCAATTGTTTTGCTTATTGCCATCAATATGATTGACTTCTTGTGTTTGTGCGTTTTCTATTGGCAAAAATGTAATTGCTACTAACCTATGCACTGCATAATGCTTTCGCTGTCCATTCTTGAACAACTTACAACCTAAATAACCATTTGTTTTTACCCTTATTCCGATAGCACGTTTTGTTGCAAAAGCAGGGTTAGTGCTTTTTCCATTGCCTAAACTATACACAATACCAGTATCGGTTATAGTGTACAAGCCTTCGTATCCAATTATGTCTTTTTCTTTCATAGCACAAATATACAATAGTTTTGCATAGTTGCACCTCCTTGCTGTTGTGTACTTAAAACTCAATCTAATTGCTTAATCTTCTCGATGTAAACCGCCGCATCCATCAACTCCTCCTGCAAGTGTTGCAGCCACTGCATCATCGTCAGGTCATCCCTCTCCATCGTTGTGCCGTACTTCTCCTTGCCCTTTTCTGCTCTTGTCCTAAGTTGGGCAACAACGGCTTCGGTGATTGCGTCAGTCATTGGTGACGTGGTTGATGCGTGCCTGTGCTATTGCGACGTACTCGGCCTCGCGTTCAATGCCGATGAAGCTAAAGCCTTCGAGTGCCGCCGCTTTGCCTGTGCTTCCTGATCCCATAAACGGATCGAGGACAAGTCCATCGGGTGGCGTTACGAGCCTGCACAGGTATCGCATCAGGTCGGTGGGTTTGACGGTGGGGTGGTGGTTGCGTGCAGGTGACTTAACACTACCATATTTGCCGCACACATCATCTCCGTTTGGGTCATTCGTACCGCCGCCACCTGTTGTTTGTTTTACCTCCAACCCCTCACACCCCTCATCCCTGTCGCGTTTGCTTGCCTTGGCGCAGTAGAAGAACCGCGCGGCGGAGCCTGAATCGCCATAGGTTTCGGATAGCGGGTGTTCTTCATCAAACTTGCCGTAAATGCCATTTGGAGAGCCGTTTGTTGTTCTGTTATTCCAAGGCCCCATTTTACCACTCTTGGTATCAGGAAACAACCCCACCACCTCCTCGCTTCCATCGTGGATGAAGTTGGCAGGCCAGCGGCCTTGACTATGTTGTTTATAAGGATTTCTATTTACATCTTTCCATCCTGATGCTGTTATGGCATTCTCCTTTCTCTTAAAATCAATTATTTCCTCCGTCCCCACCCTACACCCATCCACGTTAATCGCACCCGTGCCGTGTTGTAGGACGTTCTCCGCTACCGTGCCAATCAGCGGCTTCCGCGCCACCGTTATCGGCTCAAGTGCGGGTTTTAACGCAGTGCCCCAGCCTTGCCATTGCTTCGCTTCGGGGGTGGCGGGGTTAGTAATAAATTCAACTTCACCGATACTTGCATTCATAGGTGCGTTACTTCTGCTGGCATTATTCGCCCGTTGTCGCCGTTCCCCCACCACCTCACGCTCGGCAAAGTTCTTGCTTTCGACACTTCGAATGTCTGCTTCACGTTCTACCCATTCAGGAATCTCGCCAAGCAAATGACGGCAAGCCTCCAAATGCTCACGGGTCATTATTGCGGGTTGACTTGCTGCCGTAGTGTAATGCCCACCCATATTTGTTTGGGTCGCCTCGTCAATCTGCTTTGATGTGATACCCGTTGACCTGACCCACTCCGTGAATCGGTATCGCCTCGCCTGTTGCTCTTGCGCTGCATCCATCTTATCAATCGCCTTGCTCACATCCAACGACTTCGGAAACCCCGACCCGTACACCCAAGCAATCATATCCCTTATCTCAAACCCCGCATCCTCAATCCGCACGGCCATTCTATGCTGCGTCCTCGTCCCCGCAAAGGCCAGCAAGTGACCACCGGGCTTCAACACCCGAAGGCACTCCGCCCACACCTCGACACCCGGCACATCGTAGTCCCACTTCTTACCCATGAACGACAGGCCATACGGCGGATCAGTAACAACAGCGTCAACGCTGCAATCAGGCATAGCACGCAAGACCTCGATGCAGTCGCCGTGTATTAGTTCAGTCATTGAATAGCGGCTGTTCGATGTGTACGATGCTTTCCACTTCTTGCTTCGGCATTCCGTACACCCGCGATAGCAAGGTTTCAAGGCTGTAAAGCGTTCCCTTCTCAATTGATTTGCGCATTGCTGATGCGATGGTCTTCTCCAATATCGTGGCCTTCGGATTGTCCCATACCTGCTTTAATTCGTCAACGGTCATCGCCATCATATTCTGAATCGTGTCGTTGATTTCGGAACGCTTGTAGCCTTGGTCAACCAGCAGGGTCACGTACTTACGCGGCCTTCCGTTGGGGTTGCCTGACTGCCCTTTTTCAAATGGCTTGTTATTTGGTATCGGATTGCTCACGGCTGTTAGTCGGCTGTTTTGTACGGCTGTCCGTTTCGGGTGATGGTCAGTGTCGGGTCAAGTTTCCGCATCCTGTCAATTATCACTTGGCAGTACTTCGGGTCAAGTTCCATTCCGTAGCACTTGCGGTTGAGTTGGTGGGAGGCGACCATCGTTGCTCCACTACCCAAAAAAAAGTCGCTTATTATTTTAGCCTTTTCTGCAAATTTGTTGACCGCCCAAGAAACTAATTCGATTGGCTTTTGAGTTGGGTGCACTCGATTGGATTTTTCTGATGCCTTTGTGTATTGACGCACAACGCTTCGGGCATTTGACCAAGCGAGCTCGCAATCAGTTTGGTCGCTTCCTCCATTGTTCTTATCCCAAACAATCCAACATTCGGAATCGGGCAAACAAGATGAGTAGTAGTTCGCACCCCACCAAATGTGCAAGGCATCGGGATACAATGAATGAATAAGATTAAACGAATCCCTTGCTGCGTTGGTATCGCTATCCCCTAAAATGTCTGAACCGTATCTTTCTTTTAATACACCCGACTTACTTACCGCATTCATTCCATAAGGTGGGTCTGTGAATACCATATCAGCCTTCTGTCCATCCATAAGCCTTGCGACTGCATCGCTATCCGTTGAATCCCCACAAAGCAAACGATGCTCGCCAATCTCAAACAGGTCACCCAGTACGATGTCAGTCTGCACTTCTTCAGGCATTTCAAAGTCATCCTCCTCCGCTTCCAATTCCTGCGCCTGCTCAAACTCGGGAAGGTCAAGACCCCACTCGTTTAGTTCATCCGCATCCCACTGATTTGCCAGCATCTCCCAATCCCATTCGCCGCCGCTGACGTTGTCTTTGATGATGAACTGCCGTTGCTTATCCTCATCCCAATCCACCACTTCAATCGGCACTTCCTTCCATCCTGCTTCGCGCATTGCCTTCAACCGCATATTGCCACCCAGCACGACCATATCCGTGTTGACTACGATTGGCCGCACCTCGGCCATCTCGGGAAGGTCTTTAATGCTTTGCACCAGTTTCTTGAACTTGTCGTCCTTGATAATGCGCGGGTTGTTCGGGTTCGGCTTCAACTCGCCAATGGCTACCTTCTTCATGCCTCCATGTTTGTAACGATGTCAATGATCTTTTCTATGACCGCGACCTTGGCGTGCATCGCGTTGGGTGCTGTGCTTTCCTCCAGCGAATCCAAGACGTTGGATAGGTTGGTCAATAAATGTCCACGATCCTGCCAGTCCAATGCTCGCGCGTCCTGTTCGATTGTGATGTCGGGTTGGTGTGTCATATCTATAAATATCATTCAGTCGCAAATCGTGCGCGAGCGTCCATTGCGGCTGCCATCATCTCCTGCAGCCGCGAAACGGCGCATGATCCACACCACCAGTTCGTCCGTCCGTAGCCGTTGGCGTTGGCGACGTTCTCCAGCATCGACACCTCGCCCGGTGAGAGCGACATCGTCTGCGAAGCGTAGTAGCCGTCGAGCTTGTGCTTGACCGATAGCACCTGCATTGCTTCGTCAAGTGTCATTTCTCCGAAAGTTTAATGGTCAGCACCGTCAGACCGGCAGCGGATAGGCCAACCGGTATGGCAAGCAGCCAAGGAAGGCTGGAGGTTGTGATGGTCAGAACTACGCCCCACCAAAACGCAAGACAGGTTAGGCAGGTCAGCGGCTTGCACCTCGCGTAGCGGTAGTACCACGCTGGCAGGACGTTATAGCGGTTCATCGCCAAGGAAGTCATAGTGGCCAAAAGCAATATAGTAATCAGATCCAAGTTCA